CCTTCCCCTGGTCTAAGTGGCGAGACGCCACGGCGCAGGACATGGTGGCCGCCTCGCACCTCCGCTGGATCAGGTCGAACTTCCACCGCATCGGCATGACCGACCCGACCCCCGAACAACTCGCCCTAGTCTGGAACGTGGGTTGGACCGCCGCCCGTTCCCAAGGCTTCCGGGCGAACGACTACGCCGAACGCGTGGCCAACCTTTTCCGCTTGTCCTCGGCCAAGCCCCGATAAAGGGTCTTGCCGTGGCTCATCTCATCGTGGCAATCGACCCTGGCGTAAATGGCGGCATCGTCTGGTCGGCAGACGGCGACCCTGTGGAATGCGCTAAGATGCCGTCGTCAGACATCGAGGTCTGCCAACTCCTCGCGGATCTCAGCTGCAAGGCCAAGGACGTGTCCCTCTACCTTGAGGAGCCCCCGCTCTTCGCCGGCAAGAACATCCCCGGCTCGGCCATCGGCAAACTGATGTGGAACACGGGCGTCCTCTACGGCGCCGCCGTCGCCATGGGCTGGAAGATACACCGCATCCGTCCGGCCATCTGGCAGAAGACGCACACCTGTGGCACCAAAGGCGAACTGACCACGACCCAGTGGAAGAACAAGCTGAAGGCCCGCGCTGCCGAACTCTTCCCCTCGGTCGACGTCACCCTCTGGAACGCTGACGCCCTCCTCATCTTCGACTCCGCCACCCGCGGCGTCATCAACTAATCTCCCCATGAAGAAAGACTCCAAACTTCCCACTGAATACCGCATCATCGCGGACTCGTCATACATCGTATTACCCGATCAGAAGGTCGCCCGCCTTCTTACCCCCACCGTCCGCAACGGCGTGACCTACTACAACCTCTTCGTCCCCGACTACACCCGGATGTCCCTCGCTGACATCGAGGCCACCATCAAGGCCGGTGAAGTCACTAAGGCCGACGCCACCAAATAATCTCCACCATGAGCAAACAGCCCACATCCTCCGCCACCGCCTCCCTCGTCCAAGCGCTCGCCGCCCTGGACAACGTGAAGGCCAACAAAATCAACCCCGCCTTCAAGGCCAAGTACGTCTCCCTCGACGCGCTGCTCGACGCCATCAAGCCGGTGCTGCTCGACCACGACCTCGCCCTGATCCAGACGCTCGTCAGCCAGGAGGGCAAGGTCGGCGTGTCCACCGCCTTCCTCCACAGCTCCGGCGAACGCTTCGAGTTCGGCACCCTGCTCGTCAAGGCCGAGGGACTGACCGCCCAGCAAATCGGCGGAGCAATTACTTATGTGCGTAGAATGTCTATCCAAACGGCCTGCGGCATAAGTGTCGACAGCGACACGGATGGAAACGACCTGCCTATGGCCTCTGGCTTCCGTTCTGCGGCCTCCGCACCTTCCGCCCATGCCTTCTCCCCCACCCCCCGCCCCCTGACCAAATGAGCCAGCCCCTTCTTACCCGAGAAGAACTGGCATCCGCCCTCGGTGTCCACAAGACAACGATCACCCGACTAACCGCCCTCGGACGCATCCCCTTCGTCTCCGTCGGTCGTCGGGGCAAGCGATACGACCGCGATGCCGTCGTCGTCGCCCTGTCCGTCTTTAACTCCAACCCCAAGCCCCTGACCAAATGAGCGACCCTAAGCCCTTCGACCCCTTCGACCCCATCTCCGCCGCGATGGGCGCCATGCACAGCCAGAACCTCCTCGCCGCCGAAGAGGCCAAGCGCAAGGCCATCATCTACGCTGGCAACGAACTCGCCCGCGTCCTCGACGACATCATGCAGTCTGAGCTCTGCCAGTTCGACGCCATCTCGAAGGCCTGCTGCATCGCCACCATCGCCAAGTGGAACCGCGCGAAGACCGGGCAACTGTGATGGCTGACACCCCCAGGGGCATCGAGAAGATCGCCACGACCATCCGCGGCCAGTACGCCCTGCTCCTGCTGCTGGACGGCTACCCTTACGTCGAACTTACCGCCCGTAAGCACGCCGATTTCCTGACCGACCTGAACGCCTGGAAGCGCAAGACCTACCCGTCCCTGTCCCGCTCCGCCGTCCGCTTCTTTACGCTTGCCCCTAATGGGGAGATAAAGGAACTTACCTTCACGCCGACCCGCTCATGACCAACCGCGAAAACATCAAGCGCCTCGTCGAGAACATCACGGGCTCGCTCGCCACCGTCCAGCACATCGCCGGACGTTATGAACAGCACGACGCCGACATCATCACGCTCTCCGACCTCAACCGCTCGGCCATCACCGAGCTTCAGGTCTTCACCGATCACATCGAGACCGCCGATGAGTCCGCCCAGGTCAAGCCGCTCCATGACCGCGTCCACGTCCTCGTCGTCCAGCTGCGCGTCCTGCGGAATACGCTCGAGGCCATGGAGAACGCCGCCGAGTCCGCCCTTGAAGACGTGCGCCGCATCTCCGCCAGCGTCGAAGAAGCCAGCCCCGAAGATGACAGCCTGTGACCTTTGCAAGGGTGCGTGCTGTGAAAGCATCATCCTGCCTATCAGCCCTAGCCCGACATCGACCGAGTTCTACGCGGCCCGCGGCTCGGTCTTCCATATTGCCGGCAACACCTACGCCGAAGTCCCTGCCCGATGCCCGCACCTGTCCGGCTCCGGCAAGTGCAAGACCTACGCCAGCCGCCCGGTCGCCTGCTCCCGCTTCACCGTCGGCTCCGTCATGTGCCTGACCGCCATCGAGCGCCGTCGCCCCGATCAGGCCGAGGCCATCATGGCCCTTCTCTGACCTTTCCCACCAACACCCAATAACACACCCATGCCCGACATCATCACCGAACGCGTCATCTATGACGGCATCCAAGCGCTCAACCAATCCGGCGCAAAGGAACTGCTCAAGTCCCCCGCCCACTACCAGGCGTATCTCGCCCGCACCCGCGAGGACTCCAAGGCCCTCCGGGTCGGTACCGCGGTCCACAAGCTCGCCCTCGAAGGGCTCGACGCCTACAACGCCACGCACGCCATCGCCCCGGACGTGGACAAGCGCACGAAGGAAGGCAAGGCCGAGTGGGCCGAGTTCGTCACCGCCAACGAAGGCAAGGCCATCCTGACCGCCGAAGAGGGCGCCCTTGTCGATGCCGTGGCCAACTCTGCTGCGGCCTGCATGAAGAACAATGGCATCGTCCTGACGAAGACCGAGGTCATGTTCACCGCCTTCCTCGGCGATACCCTGGTCAAGTGCGCCATCGACGGCATCTCTGACGACGGCTACATCTACGATCTGAAGACCTGCGAAGACGCCAGCCCGCACGGCTTCCTTCAGTCCGTCCGTAAATACAAGTACGCCCTCCAGGCTTACTTCTACCGGCACGCCGTCGAGTCAGCCTACAAGTGCCGCGTCCTTGGCTTCCGCTTCATCGCCGTCGAGAAGGAGCCGCCCTACGCCCACGCGGTCTACGAGCTAGGGCCGGAACTGATGACCAACGCCGCCTTCGACTTCGAGCGCGCGCTGACCCTGTATAAGGAATGCACCGCCTCGGGCAACTGGCCCGGCTATCAGACCGAGATCACCACCATCGACATCGCCGCCAAGCCCAGCGCCGCGACTAACATCAACTTCGCCTAATATGATTCAGAACATCCTCACCGGGTTCTTCCTATTCACGGCCTGCATTTTCGCAGTCATCGCTGGTCGCCTGTTCTGGGCTTTCCACAGCAATCCCAAGAAGGAGGGCTTTGACGAAATGCCAGAACACAAGAAAGACGACCTGACGAAAACCTTTGCGGCATCCCTGTTCTTCTGGTTCCTCACCGGCTGCGCTCTGATCCTTGCTTACATCGTCTCCAAATAATACCATGACCACCGATAACAACGACCGCCCCCCGCTCACGTCCATCAGCACGAACGGCACCTACAAGCTGAAACTCATCAAGCCCAAGTTCGAGAAGGTCAAACAGTGGGAGGACGGCACCACGTCCTGCCGCCTGTTCTTCGTCGACGACAAGGGCTTCTGCCTGTCGAAGAACTTCTCCAGCAAATACGGCAAGGCCCTCGCCATGCTCGTCGGCAAGTTCTCCGGCAAGTATACCAACGAGATCCGTCTGGACGCGACCCCTGCCGAATATATGCAGTATCTCGAGCCCGCCTGCGGCCAGACCATTCTCGTGGGCGTCGAGGTCGAGGCCAACGGCGAGTGGCAGGGTAAGCCTCAGTATAAGTATAAGATGACTTACCCGCGCGGCTCCCAGAAGCCGACCGCCCCCGAAGAGCCGCTGCCCCCCGAAGGCGTTCCCTTCTAATCCCGTGACCGAAGCACCCACGCCGATGTCCGCCCCGACGCTCGTCCTGATCGCAGGCTACGCCAGGGCGGGCAAGGACACGCTCGCCTCCGGCATCCTCGAGTGGTCTCAGCGGCCCGCCGAGCACATCAATTTCGCTGACGCCCTCAAGGAGGCCGCGAACCACTACATGGATTACCTCGGCCTTGATGGGGACTTCTTCAAGGAGGACTTCAAGGTCGATAACCGCGACTTCCTCGTCCACGCGGGCAAGTTCGCACGGCGCATGGATCGGGACGTCTTCGCCCGCCACTTCGCCAACTGGTGCCCGGTCATGAAGCACCACGACCAACCATCCCCCGAGACGGTCGTCTGCTCCGATTGGCGCTACGTCAACGAGCTGCGCGTCTGCCAGGACATCCTCTGGGAGAAGGGCTGGAAGGTCCGCACCATCTACGTCGCCACCGCTGGGGTCGGTCCGGCCAACGACGAAGAGCTCGACAGCATCGCCGAGATACGTGCGTCCCACCTGTTCGACCAGGAGTATATCTTCAGGCCGTCCTCGCGTAACGCGATCATGACCGAAGGCCGCAACCTAGCCCGCTCATGGAAACTCTGAACACCGACACGCTGCGCTGGGCGAACAAGGTCGGCCTGTCCCCCGACCGCGTGGCCTTCCTGCTGGCTTGCCCGAAGTATACCCGCACCGGGCGTAACGACAAGCCCGCCTACATCAAGGCCGAGAACCCGAACCACCACCTCCAGAAACTCGGTGACTGCTATTGGTTCCGCCTGCGTCGCCGCGGCAAGGACATCGTCGAGAACATCGCCAGCGACCTTGAGACCGCCCGCAAGCGCCGTGACGAGATGCTGGCGGCCTTCGACGCCGGCAAGCCCATCCCTTACATCAACGTCCGCTAATGAGCACACCAACCCGCTTCGTCGCCTTCGGTGATAACCACGGCGACATGGCTGACGAGAACGCCGTCGAGGCCCTGGTCGAGTTCATCAAGGACTACAAGCCGACCGTGCGCGTCCACCTCGGAGACTGCTTCGACTTCCGATCCCTGCGCCGTGGGGCTGGACAGGATGCCGAAGGCGCCGAGTCCCTCATCTCCGACATCGAGGCCGGTGAAGCCTTCCTCGAACGCACTAAGCCCACCGTCTACCTGATGGGCAATCACGAGCACCGCGCCCAAGCCCTCCAGCATACCTCCGGCTCCGCCCTGGTCCGTGACTACTGCGCCGACCTAGAGGCCCGCATCAAGACCGCCGCGAAGAGCTGCGGAGCCAAGACCATCCTGCCTTACCATGCCGAGAAGGGCGTATACCGATTAGGTCAGGTCGCCTTTATCCACGGCTACGCCCACGGCCTGAACGCCACCGCCGAGCAGGGCAAGCACTACGCCGACCGCGGAGGCGCTCTGATTCATGGCCACACCCACACGCTCGCCCAGGTTAACCTCACCAAGGCCGAAGGCGGCGCCGCGTTCTCCGCCGGCTGTCTCTGCCAGAAGGACGCCATGGCCTACGCTTCACACCGCCTAGCGACCTCCCGCTGGGGCTCAGGCTTCGCCGCCGGCTGGGTCGACGGCAAGGACTGGAAGGTCTGGCTCGTACACCGCGTTGGCTCCCGCTGGGTCTGGACAACTGACCTCAAGGTCTTCACACCGAAGGCCCGATGAAGCGCTTCGATGCCCACGCCCTCGTCGCCGCGATCAACGCCGACGACACACCCGAAGGCTGGCACAAGACCAATGAGGTCGTCCGCCTCCTGGGATACAAGACGCGGGCCGGTGTCTCTCTGCCGCTCGCCCGCATCGTCAAGGCTGGCTTCGCTGAACAGAAGACCATCCGCCGAGGCCGCTTCATCTATCGCCTGTCGCCCAGGTTCAAGACTTGGGCCGCCGCCAAGGCCGCAGCTGAAGCCCTCGACAAGTTCAAGGCCCCCAAGGGATGGGTCACCCTCTCCGAGTATGCGCACAAGCACCGGCGCA